TACGAGAAGTTCAAATAGAATACCTGTATTCTTAAATTTTGAATGTTTTACCCTCTTCATTGTGTTTTTATCCTATAATAATATATCAATATACGATACAATACATCGTATATAAATATAAGTTAATTTTGATTTCCTAAATTTTTATTCATCAATCAAATTTGCGTCATCTAAAAAGTCTCCGTTTTCACTCATCAACTTTCGTTTTGCCGAAACTCCGTTAACATATTCATTAGCAACTTTCTGCGTAGTTTTACTAACTTTTGATTCAGTTTTCTTTAACGCTTTATGATTTTCTTTTTTACCTAATGGGTCTCTCCCATAAGGATGTTTATCTTTAGCATGGGTGTTTCCCTCTCTTGGTCTACCACCTTTGTTTTTTAGTTCAGTTTTTAATTCTTCTAATTCATCTTCAACATCACTTGGTTCTGTTTCCATTGCAGGGTCATTACCTTCATCTTCAATCGAACGATATCTGAATCTATCTTTAAGGTCATTGATAAGTTGAGTTTTTTGGAAATCAACTTCATCATCACTAAAGTTAAAGATATTTTTGTATGCCCAATCTTTAGATACCATATTTAATTGTTGAATATCAGAAACTAATCTAACCTTCTCACTCCAAAGATTTACTTTTTCTTGTTCATAAATCGTAGATGGGTTAACCAAATTTAATTCAAAATCTACCATCTCAGCACCTTCAATACCTTGTGCAGCTAAGTGAGTTACTGCTAATTTAGTTAACTCTGAAATAAGAGTTCTTTGGATTCTTTCAATTGTTCTTGCAAATCTAACATCTTCTGCAGCAAGAGTTGCTTTACCATTTACATTTTCATCGTATCCCAAATATGCTTTTGGAATCTTTAGAGCTGCAAATAATTTATTCTTTAAATAATCAATATCATCAATTGCAGTGTATTCTAAACCACCCAATGAATCAATTTCAGTTCCACTATCACCACCCCTAACAGGTAAGAAGAAATCTTCAGTTAAGTTTTGGATATTATACTTTAAGTTGTAATCACCAGTCTTTTTGTCCACAAATGGAGTTTTCTTCATTTTGGTGATAATTCTTTGCATGTAGTTATCAACCTCTTGTGGTGGAATGTTACCAATATCAATTTTGAAAACTCTCTTATCAGGTGCTCTCATAATTCTATGAATCAACATTGCATCTTCCATAAGAGAAACTTGTTTCCAAATTCTTCTACCGTTCTCAATCATTGCCTTACCATATGGAAGGAAGTTCGTATCTGATAATAATCTAAAGTGTACAATTTCATAGTTCTCATACTCACCTTTACCATTTGGGTCATGATTTACTTTGAACTTAATATAGTTTGGGTTGTTTGGGTCAGTATTTTCCAATCTTTCAGTTTCATAAACTGGAAGTGGTTTTACATTAATGATACCCGTGCCTGGTTGTATTTCTTGTAGTAAAAAGAAATCACCATACTTAACCATATTACGAGTCCAAGACCAAAGGTTGAACTCAATATTAAGAATATCATAGAAAAGGTTTTCTAAAATATCTTTTACTTTTTCGTTTTTTGATTTGATTTGTACAACTTCACCAAATTCGTTTTTAAGTGTACATTCATCTGCGTAGATGTCCAATGCCGATGAGATAATTGGGTCATTATCCATCGCATCATAATCTCTGAACAATTCTCTACGAACTTGATGGTATGCCATTGATTGGGCTGCCATCTGGTCTCCATAAAAAGACCTTTGTAGTTTGGTGTACCTATCTCTTAAATTCATTAAGTTAGTACCACCCTGCTGTCTATCATCTACATCAACAACTTTTTTCTTTCCATCCTTGTCAACCTTTACGATTGCTTGAGTAGAAAAGAGTTTTGTTAATCGATTAAAAAATGAACTATTTTGTTCTTCTGCCATTTTGTTTCCTTATTTTATAACCTTTATTTATTTACCATGCTTTACAACTCCAATACCTTGCCTTATGTCTTGGACCAGGATTATCACAATTGTGTCTTGCTCTAAATGCTTTTCTTCGTGATGGAATATCTTTCTGAATCTGCATTGTTTTTTCACCTGCAGCTTTAGCTGATGTTCCTCCATGCCCGAAGTTAACTTTTACAACATTTCCCTTTGGATTTTTAACATATACTTTGAACTTTTTTACATCACCTCTCATAGGTTTATTGAGTTTTACATCTCTACCTTGGTATTCAGCTTCCGTAATATCTTCTTTCATATTTTTAAGAAAGTGGATAAACTCTCTCAAATCATAATAGTTTTCCACATCGTATTCTTCGATGTTTTCATCTAATCCTAATTTGAATTCGTTATAAAGTTCTTCAGAATAATTTTCCATACTTAATCCCTATATTTAACCTATACTATATAAATATAAAACTTTTATTTTATAACCATTTAGTTAAATCTTCAGTATCCCCACCAACATCCATTTGCCATGGGTTTTCATCGGGGTCATTTCCACCATATACCCCACTATAAGTATATGTAGATATACCATCAATCGCTCTTTTAGTTAAATCAATACCTTCTTGTCTTAATCTCAAAGCAGTATCTCTTACCCAAAGTGAAATAGCAAGAGACATTGTAAGGTCATCGTTATATCCTCTCATTGCCTCAGCTCTACCATTCATCCAAATAAATGTAAACAATTCTTCAATAGTTCTGATTGAACGAATGATAATTGATTTTTCTCTCACATATTCTTCTAACTTCGAAATAATTAGTGGTCGAGTTCTTGAGGTGGTTGAGAATCCTGCTACCATCCCCCTATCTTGTGCCCTATATCTATTTGAGAACTGATTCTCTACATCCACATACTTTAAGTCCTTACTCATATAATATAAGTTAGGATAGTTTCTATCGATTACTTGTTGAATACATGCCCATCCAATATTAGCATTTTCAATCACTAATAGAGCGTTGTTATATTCAGTTGCTAATGCTACTAAAAAATTTCCAAAATCTTTAGTATCTAATTTACCTCTATATTCAGCAACTTGCTCCGAACCCTCTACATCAATTACATGAGCAGCAGAGTAATCCGATGAATCACCCCTAGCAACATCGGCAACTACCATATAAGATTTTGTATAATCTGGAAACTGCCATTTCCATAAGTTACCATCAAACCCAGTTTTTTCTAAAGGGTCTTGTATATAAGTTTCTTTATAGAACTGAAGTATTTGTGGTTCAATTACGGAATCACCAGAAGATACAAAATCACAATCACATTCTTGTGCTGCTCCTTTTGGTCCCAATAGGGTTTCTTGTTCATCTCTCCAATTTTGGTCTCTTTCGGGATGAACACTCCAATGTAATCTAATATTATTAAATCCATTTGTTCCTTCTTCAGAACCTACCCAAGTTTTGTGAAAAAAGTTTCCAACACCATTTGGAGTAGAAAGGATAATTGCAGAACCACCTGTTGATAGTGTAGATTGTGCCGATACCCAAATTTCTTCAATCTTATCGATGAAAGCTGCCTCATCAAATACCAATAAAGATAGTGCTTCCGAACGACCAGCATCACCAGCAGCTGAAGTTGCTTTGATTTGAGAACCATTCGAATATCGAAGGGATAGTTTATTATCTTCAATAGTTGTTAACTTTAGCCAAGAAGGAAGATACTGATTCATCACTCTTACTTTGGTTACCAAGTTTTTTGCAACTTCTTGTTTAGTTGCAATTACTAACACATTGTAATCATCGTTGAATAACATTTTCCAAAGTGAAAATCCAGCAGTTAATGTTGAGATACCAGTTTGTCTGGATTTAAGAATTATATTATATCTATGGTCTTTGAAATCAGTTAAAGTAGTTTCTTGAAACGGAAAAAGGTGAAAGGGAATTTTTCCTCTCACCGGATGCTGAATCATACAATACTTTTTCATAAAGTAGATTGGGTCAGATGCACACTTTTTGTACTCCTCAGCTATGATTTGTTTTAACGATGCCTTTTTTGCCAAAATCTATTTATTTTTTTCCGATTTTCCAATACATACCACCTGTAACAAACGGTGCTAGTTGTGAGGTATTAGAGTTGTTCTGAATACCCAAACCTAATTGATATAGATTATTCTTTTTACTTTTTAGGATTAATCCAGCCCCAACATTACTGATTACATCTTCTTTGTTGAATCCCCCATTTAATCCCCAATAAAATTCGTTCTTTGGTAATTCTTTTACAATTGTTGTATTATAAACTGTTGGTATCTTGAAGAACCAATCTACATCTCTTGATTGAATTTGGTTTTGTGAAATAATATCAGTTAGGATACCATATCCTAAAGTTGGATTTGGTTTATTTCCTAATGAATCGGTAACTCCACTTGGGAAATCGTATGTAAGATTGAGAGTATCTTTTACTTCATACTTTGCAAAATAATCTTCTACAATTTTTAAAGTATCAATATCAATTGGTACTTCTACTTCAACTGTTTCTACTTTAGTGATGTATTTTGGTATATATGTTGGAACTTTAACTGTTTTTTCTACAACAACAGTATCAACCTTTTGTTCTAACAATTCATAATCTTTACCACCTACATTTATAATTTCTTTATCTTCTTCTTCACCACCACAACTTCTTAATAATAATACCACACATAGTGCCATTATCATTATTGTTTTTAAATCAAATTTCTTTAACAAGCTCATAATTTTTATCTTTTAGCTTTTCATATGCAGCATTTCTTTTTTCAATAACTTCTGTAAGTTCTTTCTTACCATTTTCGATATCTTTTTCGATTTGTTCTTTTAAAGTTTGTACATCTTCATTGGATGACCACTTTTCAACCGAACCATCATCGTTTACATACTCATGAATATTTTTAACTTCATTTAATGCCTGATTCCACTTTTGTAAAACATCAGTTCCATGTGCTGCCATATTTGAATATACCTTATACTCATTATATGCTTCCCATAATCCATCTTTTTTAATGATTGATTCTTTTTTTGCTAGACATTTAGAACAATATCCAGTTTTAGATATTAATTTTTTATCAGTTACTCCATATTTGGATTTATCACAATCATTAGATTTACATTCAGATAATTTTGATAAAAATTTTCTAACCTCTGACAATTCTGATGATGCTTTGGATTGTTTTACTTTTCCATATGATTTTTGTTCCCAAACTATACCGTTTTCTTCCCACACATCACCAACTTTTCTTTTAGTTGTTTCTTTAATATCAGATAGGGAAATTTGAGTATCTTTTTCATACTCACCAGTTTGAATCATATTTACCAACTTCCTACGAGTTGGGTGCATAAATTTTTTATTGAATTTTTTCTCAGCCATAAATCGTAACTTATATATCCATATATATAAGTATTAAGTTTTTTACTATTCGTAAAATAACCCAAGAATCTGATTGAGAGGTGCAAATGTTCCAGTTAGTTTGAAAGTCTTACCACCATATACAAATACGATTCCCTCATTTGGTACAATTTTGTCCTTTCCACCAATAGAATTTAATCGTTCTAATTCTAATTTTAGTTTTTTAACTTTCTTTGGGTCGCCTGATTTCTTCACATCTTTGATGGTTTGGTCTAACCTCTTCTTCATATCTCTAACTGCTTTGTCTGGATTTACAGTTAATGCCGAACTCATGAATGAAAGTACTTCTGCACCTAAACCTAAAAAGATATTTTCAAATGGTCTAATATTATCTTTAGCCATTTTAGCATGGTCATTCTTATCAATTCCGTTTGCCCACTCTAATGTTTTTTCATCAGTAATATTCCGTTTATCTAATCTGAATGACTTATCGTAAAATGCCCATCTCTTAACTAATCCCATTAAGGTTTTGTTATCTAATTTAGATGGTGATTTCTTATTTACAAAATCCATCCAAAATGCTTGATGATAATCAGCTATGCCATCGTTATCCTTTAACTTAAATTTAGATTGTAAT